CGGTGCAGGCGGCGGCAGCTCTAGCGACACATCTGTAAACGGTGGTGACGGTGGTGACGGTGGATGGCCTGGCGGTGGTGGCGGTGGTGGTGGATCTGCTACCACCGGTAATAATGCCTGGTCAGGCCGTGGCGGATACGGTGCTGACGGATTAGTCATAATTACATCTTTCTTCTAATATGCCATTAATTCCATCTCGTGTTCTGCAAGTCTATTACTACTACATTCCTCCAAACGAAGTGGATGCTGGTGATGCGTTGAATATTCTGTGTAGTGAAGTAGTTCAACTAAATGCAAGTTTTAACAAACCAACAGCTGGGCACACAATTGAATGGGTTCAGTTAACCGGTACGGTTGTGACACTTTATAACGACGACACACTGACGCCGTGGTTTGTCAATCCGAACACAGATGATTTATCCTTCCGTGTATACATAGACAGATATGGCCCCGACGAAGTGTTCGATGATGTTTATGTATTTAGAAACCCAGGTGTAGTTATAGGAACGGGAGAAAGCAAAATTACTCGTATTCTATCTCAATCTACCGCAAACCTTGTACAGGCAGGCTTATATGTTCAGCCTAGGGTAGTTCCTCGATACTACATCAATAATACAGGCACTGGAGCAGAATTATTAGGTGCCCGTCCTACGACAAGTTACATGCTCGAATGGGATATTCCAGATAATTTTTATTCTCCCGACGCCGGCGGAATCATGTACACATTCATTCAATATAATTTTGTTGGTGCATATGTTGAGCGATATAACGTCTTAACTAGTACATGGATTACCTCTGCATTTATACCTAAAGAATACAACTATTACATTCTTCCTTTTAACGATGGCACGCCATATAGATTAGTTTCTGTCTGGGAAAAAGAATTAATTACTAATAAAAATCAAACAAGAACCGAACTAATTGCTATACGCCCGGATGCCGGCAGCTATGGAATCTTCCGGAGCGAAGCAACTTCGCCGCAGTATCGTTGGTATGGAAATGTAGGAATAGGAGTTGGTGAAACTAAAATCTCTAGTAACTTTTCTTTCACTAAAACTATAAGCAATCCGTTCAGACGTTCGTACTTGGGTACAGATACGCTGCCTTTAGGCGATGGTAAGATTACAATACCATTTAGTGATACAAGTTTTCGTGCTAAAGGCAAAATTGTGGATTATACCGATGATCTTGGCGGACAAGTTGGTTCTGGAGGTCGATCCTCTGAAAACTATCTGCTCGGTGTGTTCCGAGTTTCGGGCATTTCTATCGGATCCGCCCCGTAAAAATAAAAAGATAAATACACAGATAACCAGGAGTAGCCATGTACAAGGGTATATACACAATAGAGAAATACAAAGCGGAATTTATCGACGGCAAGTGGGTGGCTAAGGAGCTTGTCGATACAATAGAGGAGAAGAACAGGGTTTCTTCTGAAATGCTTTTCCGTTTCCATGAAAACGCCGGCACCCCTGTGGGAAACATGCGCGTTTTTGTCAACGAAATGAACTGCGAAGGTGCATATAATGTATTAATGGTTTCCACAGATGGCTGGATCGAAGGATCCCGGACGGTGGGCGGCACCTATGTGGCAGGCACTGGTTTAACAGATCCTTACTGGTATTGCACAACGACGTTTAATCCACCCGCTGCCACACGATATATAAGAAGCTTGGCCACGGGCGATAGTTATACAGACTATCAACCGAATGACGGTAACTCTTGGGTTGGGTGGTCTATCCTTCCTTTAGATACACCGTGCGTTCAGACAAACACTGAAATTCTACAGGTCACATATCGTATGTTCTATAACAGAGATGCTGTATTAGCACATACAGATGCAAAGTCTTATATGTTAGAAAGCTTTGCTCAGAAGATGATGAATACTTCCGGTGGATATCATTGGCAACCTATTAATTTATACTATGCGTCTGTTCGTGTCGATCAGCTTACTGGCATCATAGATCAAGGATTAATGAATAAGGGCTTTTCGGTAAATGACAATAGTAATTATTCCTTGTACGCAGAGAATATGGGAAACGTTAGTAGTATTAACGGCGTGCGCCAGGGAAGAATAGTTGGTCGCTTCGGGTATCAAAATGTTTCTACATCTGCTGATTATTATATTGGTGCACCGATACGTTCGGTTGCTTTTGGTTATCCTGCAGATTATACGCACAGGCATCACTTATACTCATATTTTAATAAAGGAACAACCTCTTCTGTGCAGAATGTTTTTCCAAAAGCGGCATATGTTTCTGGAAACAGGCCAGTCTTCCTTCACATTCCGGATATTTCTCTAAGTCCGGCAAAAGTAAATCTAGTTGACAACGGATTGTGGGTTAATAACATAGATGACCCTGTCACACCATATTTGTATAGAATCAATATCACTACAGGTGGATTAGCAGGAACTGCTGAATATAAGATTCAACGCAGACGCATTTATTACACTAGTATGAATAATTGGAATATACAAAACGGCACAGGTATTCCGACCTTACCTCCGTATAACGGCGGCGGCAATGAAGGATTTACAATCGACGAAACATATGCAAAACGACACGGGTTTGTAACCAATCTTAATGGTGGAAGTTCGACGGGTTCACCTAGCACATATTACAGTGTGCATCATTCGAATCGCTTTGGTATTTGCGTAGCGCATTATCATTATCCACAGTTTATCGGATTTAGCCAATCGGGCATTACAATCGCAGATGTAAACGGCAATCATTATACCATAGACAATTACACTACGCCAACATGGAATCCTACGGACATTTTACAACTTGCTCATGACGGTAGCACAATTCTTGTTGCGTGCGGCGATACAGGACTATGGAAGATCACCCGTCCGTTTGACGATTGGGATGGAGCATCCACAGTTATTACAAAGGTAAATCCGACCGGTATTACTGACACCGATTCTTGTCGTGGAGTAACCGTTAAGAACGTAGGTGCAATTGTAGAGTTTAAGATTCTATATGGAGGCACAGGATATGCGCCAGGCGACACAATTACTATTGACACCGAAGATGCAATGGGGTCGGGATTCGCGGGCACTGTTGCTACAGTTGGCGGCCTCGGTAATATTACCTCTGTGACGATCACGAATCCGGGCTCCGGATACCACGAAGATAACGTTGTTGCTGCTATTTCAAGCACCGGCGGATCAGGCGCTAAACTTGTTCCAATTCCAGGAGCTAACGGTATTTGGTGGGCAGTATTTAACGACACAACAGATAACAAATGTATTATGGCATGGACGAGCGACGCCGGAGCAACTTGGACTCTTTATGATGAAGCAACTGTTCCGCAGTTTGCATTAACAAACTATACAAGTGGTTCCCCGGGCCCGACAAATATTATCGGTATACATATTGATCCGTATCATGCGGATGATCGTTTATTAATTCAAGCACCGACCACGGTCCACACCGTCACTACGTCTACAAGCACAAATGGTCAATTCTTTTGGTGGTCACGAGCTGGATCAACGCCTACTTCGAATCAGGTTCGTGCCAACAATAGCACATATAATTATGCTTTGGGTGAAAAACGTATTGGTACACTATGCGTTGGTATTCTTAATGACACAAATCAGTGGCTCACTAAAGGCACAAACACAAGCAACACCGGACTTTATACATTCGGTAATGCTGCAACTACCGCTGGTACTGCAAACTCCATCGCAATCGGTCCACCAACTACATTACGGGGACGCAGTGGAAAAGACGTAACTACATGCCATACGGGGGATAGTTCAGGTGTACATACTTATAAGAATTCTACACAATTAGGCACCGGTACCAACGAAGCAATTTGTATAGGTAATATGACCGTCGGCGGGGAAGGTTATCAATATTACGGACCAATAGCCTATCGTAACGGCGTACCTAATATTCAATATATCGGAAAAGGTGTCTATCTCGGGTGGTCGTCTTTCGCAGACGGTAACTCAAACGGTTATGCACAGAATCGAGGATGGGTTGCATATACTGGCAATGGCGATGGAACAAATACATCGCAAGCAGTGTTGCCATACGGGCACTGGGAAAATTACGGCTGGGACGGTACACGTTGGGTACTAGGTAATGCAAATTCTAAGATTACACATGCCGCAGCGGAGCCGTTGATTGACGGGTTAACAATTTCCTTTGATGACAACGGCGGTGTGGATTCTTACATAGTTAACGAATACTATGACGGATTCGTGTTTGATGGCATGTTAAACGATAATGCAACAACATTTTCTAGCTATTATAATGCATACTATGGTCAATCGCAAAGAGGGGACACCTTTACTCCCGGAACAGTCCCAAACACTAATGTTGGATCTATAGTAGATGAACCATTTACTGTTCTACAAGAAGATCATTATAGATATTATACTGAACCCGGTGTTGTATCTGCTCGCTACCAGCCAGTGTCGTTTGTCATCGGAGAACAACAATTAACCGGTGATTTTGAATTTAAATTTAAGTTCTCGGGAGTAAATATTAGCAAGACATTCGATATCGGCTTGTGCTCTTGGGCTAACGTAGTTGCTGGTTCTCGCGGCACCGGCATTATGTCCTATAATATGAGTATAAGATATCCCACTACTTCCCCGACATTGCAGGCATATACAATTACATGCAGAAACTCTTATAATGGTGGCGCAGTGCAGACTGTTAACGTATCGGACGGTGCTCCCGGCGATGTGTTCTTTATTCGTAGAGTCGGCACAAATATCGAATTTGGAAGAAACGGTGTTGTATTTAGAATAATGACTACCGCAAGCTCCGAAGATCTTGCTATCTGCATGATTGGTAGAAGTTACCCGTGGTCTTCCACAGTGTACGATGCAACTATATCCTACACCGTGAATCGTCTTTATGTAGACATCGGAGACGGTTCGACTACAGGCAAATTTGATTCTAATTTTGGTCGTGTAAATTATGGAGCTAATGGACAGAACGGCGAGTTTGCTATATACCTGGATGGTGTTCCAGCAACAATGCTAACGAATAGCTATACGCCGCCCGCCGCCGGGCAAGTTAATTGGTTAAGGGGTAGAGGTACACTTTGGTGTAATGCTGCCGATTCCGGCAAAGTTATAACTGGAAAATGGATCACTGCTCTTAGATTGAATTATGAATAAGTGTCGATTTGCTTGACAATTAATGCAAGTCTGCTATACTTAACCTATGTCGATATGGAATAACTCTTCTCCCGAAGAAAGAATAACAATGTGGAGAAACTTCCGTGAAGAAATTCGTGACCTTACTAAGGAAGAAAAGCTAAATAAGGTTGCGACGTTCTTTGCAAAGTTTCCAGTAGGCGCTCGTTGTATAGACTTTTATACGCCAGCTGATTGGCCGACGCCGTGGGAAATTCTTTATCATAAAACGTATTGTGCAAGCACGATTAGCCTGCTTCAATATCATACGTTAGCTACAATGTTACCGAAGAACGAAATTTCGGTTGTACTTATTGATGACGGGAGGGATAGATTTTTAGTTCCTCTTATCGATAATAAGTGCATTCTAAATTATATTCTCGGAGAGGTTGCCGATCTACAGGATTATAAAGAGATTAGAATAGTGGATGATTTCGCTAATACCACTATTCCACACATTACATGACAGGAGAATAATAAGAATGACAGGGGAAAATTATACGAGGAGAAAAATCCTCAAAGGTACGCTTATAGGTACACTTACCGGAATATTTGGATCGCTGCTCGCAGCTTGCGATACTCATAACGACAAAAAGAAAAAGACCAAGTTTGTACCTGTCCCTGTTAAGGTCGATAATGCTATGTGGTCTTGGTGGACAAAGCCGATTCTTTTACGTGACTACAGTGCCACGAAAAACAAGACCTATCTTGTATTTACAGAATCTGCTGGTACAGCAGGTGTTGCAGTAATTGACCACCTAGCAGAAAAAGTAGACCGATTTACATTGTCGGGTGCTTTTGCTCCAGACGATCACAATGCTGGCTGTGTGGTAACGGGTAATGGCAAAGTCGCCGTTTTCCTACAAGGAAGAAACGTAATTGGTGAGCCGGGCGAAAAAATGTTCTATGTGGAGTTTAACGAAGGAGAAAGTCCGGAAGGAATTCCAATGAAGTCCTTTGACTTTGCTACGCCGCCACAAAGATCTAACTATCCTAATGTTTTTAATTCCAACGGGGAAATCTTTGTATTATCTCGTAATCAGCAAGCACTTGGCAATCAGTGGCATTATGTATTAGGTACTTGGCCATTAACCACCTTCTCTGCCCCAAAGGCATTTTTTGCATCGAAGGTATGGACCTGGCCTTACTTTGCTGTACGTCGTAGTACAATTAACAAAGACGTGTTTAATTTTGCGTTAGGTTGGCATCCCTTTGATGGCAAGCATCATGACATTTATTATGGCGAGATTCATCGTAACGGACTAACTGCACCGTGGGATGTAGTATCTAAGGGCACTGTTGTAGGTAACATGACCACCGGTGTTGGTTTACCATTTGATGAAAATAGTTTTGAAAAGGTATACGAGTGCCCGGCAGGATATAGCACAAGATTATTCGAGTCGAGCGACGACTGTGTAGTGTTCGCAGTTTTTGATCCTACAAATAATATTGCAGACTATCGTTACGCTATAAAGGAAAACGGTGTCTGGTCTAACTACTCTATATGCAGCGGTGGCTTGCCCTTCCACGGTCAAGGCATTCGTAACTATTATGGCGGTGTAGCAATTTCTGAGCGTAGTAAATTTATACTGACCGTATGTCGCGAAGAAGCAGGACAATGGATAGTGGAAGAATATTTTAGTACGAATAAGGGGAAGACGTGGGCAGTTGCAGTCGGTTCTACACAAGTAGCACCGCCAGGACTTGTATACGGACGACCGATGGAAGAAGTATTATCCGAAGAGGCGCACGGTGTTTATAAGAAAGAACTCATCTCTATGAGCTGGCTGGGCACATATAGCCCAAGTGACTACACAGTGTTTAATACAAATGCCGTTTCCATAAGACACCCATTATATAAGCAGTTAACTACCAAATAGTATCATATAACGGTTCGTCCGTACACGATAAGTAACAACACATAAAAAGAATAACAACAAGCCAGCAATTGGCAAAGTTTGTATTCAAAAGGACACAGGAGAACACATGTCGCAGAACAATCTTGCCGTTGCTGTCAGCAGTAAACTAAATAAAACAAATAAGAAAGGAGAACAGATCGTGGGACTGCCCTCAGATTATCAGAAGTTTATTCATCTTAGCAGATACGCTAGGTACAATGAAGAATTAGGTCGCCGGGAAACGTGGGAAGAGACTGTAGGTCGTTATTTCAGCTTCTTTCAAAAGCATTTAGAAGAAAACTATCCTAACGCGGTTAAAGACTATATCAAGGTAAGAGATGAGCTAGAACTTGCAGTTCTTAATCTAGAAGTTATGCCTTCTATGCGTTGCTTAATGACAGCAGGCAAGGCATTGGAACGCGATGCAGTGGCAGGATATAACTGCTCGTTCCTAGCAGTTGACAACCCACGCTCCTTTGACGAATGCATGTACATTCTTATGTGTGGCACAGGCGTTGGATTTAGCGTAGAGCGGCAAGAGATTGCTAAGTTACCAGTAGTGTCTGAAGAGTTCCACGATAGCGACACTGTAATTGTTGTGCCAGATTCCAAGCTTGGTTGGGCGAGCAGTTTTCGCGAACTTATTTCCATGTTATACGCAGGACGTATTCCAAAGTGGGACCTGTCGCGCCTACGTCCCGCTGGCGCCAGGCTAAAGACATTCGGTGGCCGCAGCTCGGGTCCAGAACCATTAAATGAACTATTTCACTTTGCTGTAAATACATTTGTTAATGCAGCCGGCCGCAAACTTAACTCCATCGAATGCCACGATCTTATGTGTAAAATTGGTGATATCGTTGTCGTAGGTGGTGTTCGTCGCTCCGCACTTATTTCTCTATCCAATCTTTCTGATGAGCGCCTACGTCACGCTAAGTCGGGTAAGTGGTGGGAACAGAATGGGCAACGCGCACTGGCTAACAACTCGGTTGCATATACAGAAAAGCCAGACATCGAAATCTTCATGCGTGAATGGCTCGCACTGATTGAGTCCAAGTCTGGCGAACGCGGTATCTTCAATATTAAGGCTGCTCGCGCACATGCTGCAAGCAACGGTCGTCGTGACGGTTCGTTGGTAGCAGGTACGAATCCTTGTTCCGAGATTCTTCTACGTAGTAAGCAGTTCTGCAACCTTTCTGAGATCGTAGTTCGTTCCACAGACGATTACGATACACTAGCACGTAAGGTACGCCTAGCAACTATTTTAGGTACGCTACAATCGTCGTTAACAAACTTCCGTTACCTATCTAAGGAATGGAAGCAGAATACGGAGGAAGAGTCGTTACTTGGAGTAAGCTTGACTGGCATTATGGATAACGAATTCCTAAGTGGCAAGAAGGCTCGCAAGGATCTTGCAGATTTTCTAGAACGTTTAAAGGCAGAAGCAGTTGCAGAAAATAAGAAGTGGGCTGCAACAATTGGCATTAAGCAATCCGCTGCTATTACCTGCGTAAAGCCTTCCGGCACAGTTTCGCAGCTGGTTGATTCCGCATCGGGCATTCATCCACGTTATAGTGAATACTATATTCGTACGGTACGTGCAGACAAGAAAGATCCATTAGCTCTGTTTATGGCAGACGCTGGGTTTCCTGTCGAGGACGACGTTACAAAACCACAACACAATTTCGTATTCAGTTTCCCGACAAAAGCCCCTCATAACAGCGTAATGCGCGACGACATGAATGCTATCGAACAGTTGGAGCTATGGAAGATTTATGCTCAACACTGGTGTGAACACAAGCCATCTATTACAGTTTATGTTCGTGATCACGAATGGTTAGAAGTAGGTGCGTGGGTATACAAGCATTTCGATTATATGAGTGGCGTGTCTTTCCTACCACATACGAATCATACATATCGTCAAGCACCTTATCAGGAGATTGATAAGACAAAGTATGAAGAACTATTAGCACAACTTCCTAAGGATGTTGACTGGCTAAAGATTTCTCAATACGAGACAGAAGATAACACAGCAGGTTCGCAGACGCTAGCCTGCACAGGTTCATCCTGTGAAGTTGTAGATTTGATCACAGAGTAAGTTGGAGCACACACACACACATGAATGACATTTTAAAACCAAAAGCGGTATTAGAGGAAGGCAAAGTAATTTGCTTTCGTCTAATCACCGGTGACGAGATCGTGGGAAAAATTGTAAGCCTAACAAGAGATGAAGTTTCTATTAAGAAACCATGCACCGTTATGCCAGGTCCGCAAGGATACGGGCTGGGCCCAGCAACATTGCTGGGGGATGTAGAGCATCCAGTCGTTTATCAACGATCTGCCATCGTAGCAATTATGAAACCTCGCGCAGATGTAGAGGGTGCGTACACATCGTTTGAAACAGGACTAACTCTGCCTCCTTCCGGTGGCTTAGTAGTTCCAGGAGGTAAGTAATGCCCGCTGCCGCACGAGTAGGTGTAGACGCTGCGGTCGGTGTTATCATCGGCCCCGGTGAGCCTACCGTGACGGTAAACAACAGCGTCATTGCAGTAGAAGGAGATAATGTTACTCCACACGGCAGCAATCCGCCACATAGTAGTTCGCCTAAGTTAGTTCCGGGCGCCGGCAGCCAAACTGTAACGGCTGGTGGCAAAAACGTGTTTAGACAAGGTGATCCCGCAACCTGCGGTCACAATGTTACATCGGGATCTGGAAACGTTACAGTTGGCGGTTGATGCTGCAAAGCAGTAAAAATACCCGAAAACTGATAAATACACATGAATACAGTTTGGGAATAATCACATGCGTATAACAGATATATTAGAATCTGCAACACCTGTAGCTGCCGAACAAGCAAAAATGGACGACGTTAAAGTCGAACCACAGCAAAACGGATGGGTTAAGGTTAGTGTAGAACCTACGTCAGGTCACTTGATTGCTTTAATGCGATCAATAGGGTATGATTTAGTTTCTAAGCCAAAGTCCTTTCAAGTAAAGACAAAGTCTGGCGGAAAGTTTAATTTGTTTAACTTTAAGTCGAATGGCATTTTTGTACAAACTGCTGACCAAGCAAAGTTAATGGATCAAATTGCTAAGACATTACGTAGACATAATAAAACACAAGTATCTCAAGCGAAATGGAAGGCTTCTGCTCCAAAGCGTAAGAAAGAATCACAAAAATACTATTCTAAGGTTGCAAAGGCAAACAAGGAAAAGAAGGCACAGGATTATGGTGCTGGTACCGCTAATCGTGTAAAGATTAAGCAGATCGGTGGAGACGACGGCTATCAGTGGAACGTAATTGTCGATGGACATAGCGTTATGAATGGTCTAACCAAGAGAGAAGCAGAATATTACCAAAAGAAAGAAATGGATCGTCTAGCCAAGGAAGCATCTGTTGGCAAGTACGCTCCAAAAGCAACTACACAGACAGACGTATCACAACAGTAAGGAGTATTAAAAATGTCCCAGGGAAAATCGCCCTACGAATTACGAGCAGACCTTTTGAAATTAGCATTTCAGATTCTGCAAGCAAAGCATAGCGCACAATCTGTAGCAGATGGAAAGGAAATGGTTTCTACCTCCCCTACTACAGAGGAAGTAATTGAAGAGGCACGAAAGCTAAACGATTTTATTTCTAAACAAGGAAACATGGGTTTTTCCGGAAAAGAATATAACGCTCGTTAATTTCAGTAGGAACAAAACTTACGGGGCTTCGGCCCCGTTTTTGTTTGACATACGTATTGTGGTATGTTACAATACATTATGAAAGAACTGATTAAAAAATTCAAGAGATGGTTATCTTTTGACTCACCATATGCAGCAACTATGGATGAGTGGCAGGAGTTTGACGAAAAGATGAAGCGTAAAGCACCTGTTCGTTGGTATTACAAAAAGACTATTCGGCCTTTTATTAGACGGAATACCATTACACGCTATCACGATGCAAAGTATTGGATTTATCATCGATTTATTCCGCGGCATCGTTATAACGTAGTCTATACAAAGCTACCACCAGGCTACTATGACCTGGATGTCCGTATGCTACATGCATGTTTTTCTCTACTAGAAGATTATGTGGAGATTGAAATGTCGTGGGGTTCTAAGAAATATCGAGACGCCGAAAAAGGCTTAGAGAACCTAGACTACACAATTAATTACAACGACAAGCTGCCAGAAAATCACACAGTATGGGATCGTATGCCGGACCATCAAGTAGAGGCTGCAAAAGAAGCAAAGGAACTTTATCTGTGGTGGCAACACTATAAAAAGAATAATTACGGTCCGGTCTGTCCGATCGACGCTGGACTAGATGTTTTGCGAGAAAAATGGAAGGAAGAAAATCCAGAAGAAGCAAAAGCATGGAAAATATGGTCTAATGCTAGTCAGGAATTTAACAGCAATAGACGCAAAGAAGCAGACGAAAATCTTGCTCGACTAATTGCAATTAGACATTCTTTGTGGACGTAGACTTACCCTTGGATCACTTCTTACAAACACAGCCTGCCATACTAGACGCGGTTCGTAAAGATCCAGATTTTCTTTACGACTTATATGCAGCATTGTGTAACACAGAGTGGGTTCGTGTAGACAACGTAACAAAAGAAGAGTTTGTCGAAGCATTGCAAGGTGAAAACACATACTCCGTTTCTTGGAGAACAGCGGGCGCCATTTGCGCACAAATTTATAATTTGGTATATCCCGACAAAGAAACAAAAGACTATTCAGACTATTACTGCGCTGGTTGTGAGGGCCGCACTTCGGACAAAATGCGTGAAATTGCGCTATCTTTTGGCTGGGAAATACGTGTGTTTACAGAAGGCAACACGTAACTTCTTGATTTAATTAATCTTTTCACTATTGACTTTTTGACTCTTTCTTGCTATACTTTGCAGCAAGACTAGGAGTGTCTTTATGCTTTTTCGGTTAATGAGCGACCTGCACAACGAGTTCGCCACGTACAATTACATCAAGCTACCCACGGACAAAGAAACGTGCGCCATCTTTGCGGGCGACATCGACGTTGGTCTTGATGCACGACGTTTTCTATTCCGTGCATGCCAGGACTTCCGAAAGGTTGTTTACGTGCTGGGCAATCACGAGTTTTACCACAACGAGTATCACGACGTGCGTGAGGGATGGCGTCGCATCGCTGCGGTAGACATGCCTGGTAATTTCGTCCTGTTGGATGACACTGTCCATGTGCATGACAAGATTCGTCTCATTGGCGGAACGCTATGGACGGATATGAATCGCGGCGACTGGTTTGCGAAGCAGGCATGCTACAATGGCATGAATGACTACGAGGTTGGTCGTTTCCGTCATGAGGTACACGGCATTCGTGCGCTGCATCCAGACGACACGATTAGGGCGCACATGATTACGCGGACCTTCATTACGGAAGAGCTGCGTAAGCCATGGGACGGCAAGACGATTGTGGTCACGCACCACCTGCCGCATCCGCTCTGTGTCAACGAGATTCACAAGTTTAGCCCGCTAAACCCGGGTTACATGGTGAACATGGATGAGGTTATTGAGCAGTTCGACATCGATGTGTGGTGTCATGGGCATACGCATATTCCTGTGGACGTAACGGTTCACAATACGCGAATTCTGTGCAACCCGCGCGGATATACGCATTACGGCGAGCACAAGGATTTCAATCCGACGCTAACTTTCGAGCTTTAATTCGTCAATTTAGTGATAAATAGTGTAATGGACCTGAGAAAGCTGGTCGGTAACCGATATCGTGGCATCGTTACCTTTTCCGATATACATGCCCACGCCGAGAAGCTAAGAGCAGGCATTGAGTACGGTCTTCGTAACGATCTGTTCCTTCTCTTTCTCGGTGACCTTGTCGACGGTCACGACAAGCCTCTAGAGACAGTCCTTGCGGTTCGCGCCGTGCTGGACGAGGATAGAGGTGCGTTCGTTATCGGCAACCACGACGACAAGTTTCGTCGTTATGCAAGAGGTGCAAAGGTGATGCTTACAAGTGTTCACCACAAGACCCTTGCTGACGTTGGCGAAAAGAACCACGGGCTGTTTTTCGACACAATGGTTTCTATCGTGGAGCATCGCAATGCCGCCCATCATTGGAGATACGGCAACTGGGTGTTCACACATGGCGCTTGTGCCCGCGAGTACTGGGATGCAGATCACAGCACTCACAACAAGGAGATCAAGCGTAAGATCGTGCATAAGGCTATGTACGGTGAGGTAGACGGCAACTCGGTGGACGATGATGGTTACCCTGTACGCAAGTACGGGTGGGTTGACCACATCCCTGCTAACCATAATGTGGTGGTGGGACACGACCGCAAGCCGTTTGCAAACACCGAGCTGCCGAAGCACGGTCCGTACCATCATCGCAACGAGGTTGGTGGTAGAGCTATTTTTACCGACACAGGATGCGGCAAGTCCGACGATGGATACCTGACGCTTACTGTGTTTAGTATACAGGACGACACACTGGAGCTTATAGGGCATGAATCTATTTGAGGTACGAGCAGAATATAAACTATTCGTCGATTTAGACGGGGTTCTGTCTGACCTTGATAGATTCATACATGGGTTACTTGGTGTCGGTTTTGAAGATATACGTGGCCCGGTTTTTACTTTGTTTCTTTCGAAATATAGAAAAGCCGGCGCTACGTTTTTTGACAGGTTGCCGCTAACACCGGACGCCAACACGATATGGAGATACATTGCTCCATATCAACCAGACATACTGACCGCAACGGGTCCCGAAAGAGTAAAAGCTACTGCTGAAAAGATTCGTTGGGTACACGACAACTTAACTAATTTTGGACAGATACACACGGTGGCATCGGGGAAACAGAAGTACCAATATGCCGCACCAAATCACATATTAATAGACGACACACCAATAAACGTAAAATTGTGGAATGATGCAGGAGGAATAGGGATCCTTCACAGAAATGCACACACTACTATAAAAGAGTTGAAGGGACTCGGTTTATAGTTTCGGAAAACAATTGACTTTT